ATTCTACTGTATCTCTACCTGCTGACTTTCTTGCAATGAAAGACTTGCATTTAGATACCAATCCAGTTCGTGTATTACAATTCCAAAATACATCTAACTTCTTTAGAAACGCTAGAACAACAGACAAAGGTGTACCTACGATGTACACACTATTAGGTAGCGAGTTTCAATTTGCACCTTATCCTGATACAGCATACACATTAAGAATGGTGTATTACTACAAACCTGATGTACTGTCAGATAGTAATCCATCTAACTTATTTTTGGCTACTTGCCCAGACTTACTTTTATATGGTGCATTAGCTGAAGCAGAACCTTATCTTATGAACGATGAACGATTAGCAACTTGGGCATCTTTATATGATAGAGGTCTAGCATCATTAAGAGCAAGTGATGATGATAGTGAATATCCATCTTCTCCTATGTCAATAACATTATCAACGAGGTAAACAACAATGGCTGAATTTAGTAATTATTTAGAGAACGCAATTATCAATGCTGTTCTCCGCAACACATCTTACACATCACCAGCAACTGTGTATGTGGGTTTATTTACAGACGACCCAACAGATGCAGATGCAGGTACAGAAGTATCTGGCGGTTCTTATGCAAGAGTTTCTGTCACCTTTGATGCACCAACTAATGGTGTTACAACAAACTCTGCTGATGTCACATTTCCAACAGCAACAGCAGGTTGGGGTGAAGTTACTCATGTAGGTTTATATGATGCTTCTACTGGTGGTAACTTATTATTCCATACAGGTTTAGACACAGCTAAAACAATCGACTCTGGTGACATCTTCAAGATTACAACTGGAAACTTATCAGTTACATTAGCGTAAGGATAAATAATGGCATTAGTCGTTAAAGATAGAGTACAGGAAACTACTACGACCACAGGCACAGGTACAGTCACGCTTGCTGGTGCAGTTACAGGTTTCCAAACATTCTCTGTAATAGGTGATGGTAATACAACCTACTATGCCATAACTTCTGGTAATGATTGGGAAGTCGGTCTAGGCACTTACACAGCATCAGGCACAACTTTATCTCGTGATACCATACTAGAGTCTAGCAACAGTGGTAGTGCGATTACACTATCAGGCACAAGTAATGTATTTGTTACATATCCTGCTGAAAAATCAGGACATAAAGATGATACTAATACAATATATTCAGAACAAGTGGGTGCGAGTAACGGAATCTTTGTAAACTCTACAACAGTGAGTGCTAACTTTACTGTGCCTAACAACTATCATGCTTTATCAGTTGGTCCAGTCACAATAAATGGTGGAGTAAGTGTTACAGTTCCATCAGGTTCTAATTGGAAGGTCGTATAATGGCAGTTACAATAAATGCAGATACAACAAACGGATTAGTAATCACGCCAGATATAAGTGGTGAAATAGAGTTTCAACAAAACGGCACAAAAATGATTAAATTTGGTGCTGATGGTTTAGAGTTGCCACAATGGACAACAGCAGGGAGACCAGCTAGCCCATCACAAGGCTACATGGGATTTAATACTACTACAGGTTATCCTGAATGGTATGACTCAGGCTCTTCTAACTGGGTTCAGTTTAATAAAGGTGCACCTTACAATATATCATATCTAGTTATTGGCGGTGGCGGTGGTGGGGGTTCTCACGCTGGTTCTGGAGGTGGAGCAGGTGGTTATAGAAACTCTTATGCTTCAGAAACATCTGGTGGCAATAGTTCAACTGAAACTCCATTTCAAGCATTAGCTGGAACAACTTATACCATTACAGTAGGTGCAGGTGGTTCAGCAGTAGTTAATTCTCAAGGTAATCAAGGTGGTAACTCATCTATATCAGGTTCAGGCATTTCTACAATTACATCACTAGGTGGTGGTAAAGGTAGAGGACAAGCTACATCAGGCACAGGTTTTTCTGGAGGTTCAGGCTCAGGTGGTGCAGGTTCATCAGGAACTCATGCTGGTGGAGCAGGAACATCAGGACAAGGTCATGCAGGTGGTAACAACTCTAACAACTGGGGAACTGGTGGTGGAGGAGGTGCAGGTGCTGTTGGAGGCAACGGCTCAGGTTCTAACGCAGGTAATGGTGGTGCAGGTTTAGCATCATCTATTACAGGCTCTTCTGTAACACGAGCAGGTGGTGGAGGTGGTTCATCACAAACAGGAGCTCATGGAACAGGAGGAGCTGGAGGTGGAGGTAATGGTTCTTTAAATGGAGCTACTGCTGGAGCTGCTAATAGAGGTGCAGGTGGAGGTGGTGGACATGGTTCTACTGCTGCTTCAGGAGCAGGTGGTTCAGGCGTAGTTATTCTTCGTATGCCTACTGCAAATTATTCAGGCACACAATCAGGTGCAACAGTTACTACAAGTGGTTCGGACA